TTCATATCCAATAACGGTAGCAATTTAGGAAAATATGTGGAAACATACTCTCTATAAATCTCATAAGCCCTGCCAGATGTCTGGACAAGGGGTGCTATACTAATGAGAACTGCTTCCAGTTCCTCATCACTATAACTATTACAATAAAGTATAGCCAACAATCTCTCTGCAGAGTATGAAGGCACATACCTTCCATATTTCTCTTTACAGGTCGCCCCTAAGAAAACACCACCCAATGGACCCTCCTGAATTACATCATCAGGGGGAGGATGGAGTTTCACGCCCCAAGCAGAATAGAACCTCTGCCTAGATTCATATGATAAGAATTCTCTCATCACCTCAGGATAGCCATTAAGATGGTCATCCGCATAGATGTTCCATCTAACCTTCAAATAGAGAAGATATGGATCAATCCTCAACTGATCAGCAGCCCACACTAAGTGGCTACATAAGATAGTAAGATGGCCCATAATGTTACCACCTGTGGTCCAAGGATCACCACTTTTCTTATATAGGAGATTATAAACCTCACCACCTGGCATTCTGACATAACTGTCAAAACACTGATCAAAATAATAATCAATCTCGTCAGCAAGATCACTGCCAACACTAGCCTCCATTATCTCCTTGATAAGCTTTCTAACAGACATATCAAGGGCGGAACGGAAGGACGCGTCCCATTTAATACAATCGCCCTTAACAACGATCATACCATCTAATGTTTTCATCATTTTGTTAAACGTTCCATGAACAAATGTAACACCCATTCTACCGGGAGCCAAATCAAAATCATTGGCAAAATGTATCATTAACGTCTTAACCCCTGTTAGCAGATTAGCAAAACAAAGAGTAAATAAAGGGTCCGCAAAAGTAAAAGTGCGAATATCACCCTTATCGACTTTCTTTATCTTCAAAATTTCTGCCTTCCCAGAGGTCTCCCATAATACAGGGATACAAAATTTATATGCAAAGGATTTCATCCAATAGCATAAATTAGGCAAACGACGATAAACATCAGATTTAAATCTCCATGGTCTACTCTCATGGCGAGAAAACACTTTCAAAACATATCCGATTGCGGATTTAGGATTGACATGTGTATCACCAAGTGGAACAGGTTCACAATTACCTCTAAAATGGTTAAAAACTTGACCTAGTAACTTTCGTGTTCTTCTAACATCAACAAAGTCAGGGATATCACCCTCTGTAACATCTGGGGTCCGGTATCGCTCAGTGGCTCTATAAACGCCACTGTAGCTTCCCTGGACTCTCGCAAATGGTACACTAAGGTCAGGATGATGCTGCTTAAAATGTGAATTAATTTTTGCAACATGGTCATTCG